ATCCGGATATCGGGCCCGAGTCGTGAACTGCTCGACGGGCTGTGGAAGCGGTATTTTGACGAGCGCGAAGTGGCGCCGGCCGAAGTGCAGCTCGACCTCGAGGACCTGATGGCCGAGCGGCCAGTCAATCTGCAGCGCGCTGCCCCAGCGCCGGTACACAGGCGAGTGTCGCGGAAAATGAGGCTGAACTGATGGCTGGGATCACGTTGGCGCAGGCCGAGGCGAAGCTGGCGGTGTGGATGGCGGCGGAGGAATCGCTGGCGACGTCGCAAAGTTACGAGATCGAGGTCGAGGGCAATCGCCGGCAGCTGACGCGGGCTGACCTGGGCGAAATCGGACGGCGGATCACCTACTGGAACAACAAGGTGATCGCGCTGTCGAACGCGGCGAGCGGTGTCAGCCGATCGCGGACGGTGGTGAACTAGGCGCGATCAGGGCGCTGGGTCCCGGCCTTCGCCGGGATGACGGCGAGGCCCCACCCACCGGCTTCGCCTGTCCCCCCTCCCCGCCTTCGGCGAGGAGGGAGCGACGACTGCTCCGGAAACAGAAGAGAGCAATGCTGAAACCTGCAAAGCGCAAGAGCCTCAGGGGCCGCCTGGCCCTTGGGATGAAAGGGCTCGCCCTGGGCGTGGCGCAGGGCGCCATGATGCTGGGCGGGTTCAGCTCGGGCACCAGCGGGCACGATTCGGCGAAGCGCTCGACGCGGCGCACGCGGGGATGGCGGCCAGGGCAGGGCAGCTCGGCGGCGGACGACCTGCCCGACCTCGAGGTGCTGCGCGGGCGTTCGCGCGATCTCGACCGCAACAATTCGCTGGCGCACGGCGCGGCCAACACCAAGGTGAACGGCGCGATCGGCGCCGGGCTGCATCTGCGCTCGGTGCTGGATGCCAAGGTGCTCGGGCTTGATCCGGAACGGGTCGCGGAGCTGCAGTACCAGATCGAGCGCGAGTGGGAGATATTCGAGCGCGAGGCCGATTTCTGCGGCCAGATGCATCTCAAGGACTGGGAGCGGGTGGCGTTCCGCTCGGCGCGCGTTTCTGGCGACGTCGGCGTGGCAAGACGCTGGCGCAAGCGCCCTGGCGAGACCTACGGCACCCGCGTGGTGCTGATCGAGGCCGACCGGATCAGCAACCCGAACCGGACGGCCGACAGCGACCGCATCCAGGGCGGCGTGCAGTTGTCCGCCGACGGGGAAATTGAGGGATGGCACGTCAGCGACCGCCACCCCGGCGACATCCGCGGCGCGGCGCTCAAGTGGAGTTTCGTGCCGCGGCGCGGTCCGAGCGGCATGGTGCAGATGGTGCTGGCGGCGGAGATCACGCGGCCCGGCCAGGTGCGCGGCGTGCCGCTGTTCGCCCCGGTCGAGGAGGACCTCAAGCAGCTCGGGGACTATACGGCGGCCGAGATCAAGGCGGCCATCAACGATGCGTACCTATTCGCCTTCGAGAAGAGCGATGCGCAGCTGGACGACGACGGCAACCCGATCCTGACAACGCCCGAGGGGCAGACGGCGGGAGATGCCGGCGAGCTGGCGCTCGAGGACCTGACGATCACATCGCTGGCCCCCGGTCGCAGCGTCGAGGTGAAGAAGCCGGAACGGCCGAACACGGCGTTCGACGGGTTCGTGACGGCGTTCTGCAGGCACATCGGCGTTGCCCTCGGCATTCCCTACGAATTGCTGCTGATGCATTTCGCGGCGTCGTTCTCGGCCTCGCGCGGCGCCCTCGAGCTGGCGTTCAAGACGTCGCTGATCGAGCAGGCCTGGTTCATCCGCACGGTGCTCGACCAGATCCGCGAGTGGCAGTTCACCGAGATGGTGGCGGCCGGGCGGTTCGATGCGCCGGGCTTCTTCGACGATCCGATCCGCCGCGCGGCATGGCTCGGGCGGGTGTGGGTGGGGCCGACGCGGGTGCAGATCAACCCGCAGGTCGAGGCCAATGCCGACAAGACCGACCTCGAGATGGGCGTCAAATCCCGCGAGCAGGTGATGACAGAACGCACCGGCGGCGACTTCGACACCAAGTCGGGCCAGATCCTGCGCGAGCGGGAGGTGCTCGGGACGCCCGGCGCCGGCGCGGCGACAGAGCCCGACGCGGATGCCGCGCGCAACGACCAGGCGAACGACGACGGCACCGACGGCGATGGAGAGGACAGCACACCGTGAGCAACCTAGCGCACATCGCCGACCGGGTGCTGAATACGCCGTTGCTGCTGCTGCCCAGCAAGGCCGAAACGATCCTTGCCGTGCTCGCCGGACGGATCGGCGTCAGCGCACCGGAGGCCAGCCGGTTCGAGGGCGATGCGCCGCCGCAGCGCGATGCCGATGGCAACGTCAAGCGCGACATGTGGGGCGAGCCGAAGCTCGAGCCCTACAAGGTGTCGGGCAGCACGGCGATCGTCACCATCACCGGCTCGCTGGTGAACCGGGGCGCGTGGATCGGCGCAAGTTCCGGGCTGACCTCCTACGAGGGCATCCAGCACCAGCTGAAGCGGGCGGCGGCCAATGGTGAGGTGAAGTCGATCCTGATCGACCTGCACTCGCCGGGCGGCGAGGCGGTGGGCGCCTTCGAGACGGCGGCGCTGGTGCGCGAGATCGCGGCGCAGAAGCCGGTGATCGCAGTGGTCAACGGCATGGCCGCCTCGGCCGCCTATGCGATCGCCTCGGGGGCGACCCGCATCGTCACCACCGAGACCGGGGTATCCGGTTCGATCGGCGTGGTGCTGCTGCACGCCGACTACTCGCGCAAGCTCGCCAACGAGGGCATCACGCCGACGCTGATCTTTGCCGGTGCGCACAAGGTTGACGGGCACCCGTTCGGGCCGTTGCCCGACGGGGTGCATGCGGACCTGCAGGCAGAAGTCAACGCCTTCTACGAGGCGTTCCTCAAAACCGTTGCCGCCGGCCGGGGCAACCGCATGACGATCGACATGGCGCGCGCCACCGAGGCGCGCACGCTGATCGGGCAGGCGGCAGTGGACGCCGGCCTTGCCGACAGTGTTGGCAGCTTCGAATCGGTCCTCGCGGACCTGACCCGCGGCGCTCGCCGCACCACCACCTCGTCGAAAGGACACTCCATGACCGAGGCAAACGGCGGGCCCGCCGCTGAGACCAATGCGGGCATCACCCAGGCGCAGCTCGATGCTGCGGTGGCCAGCGCCGTGGCGCAGGCCAATAGTGCGGCCGAGGCCCGCCTCACGGCCGACCGCGAGCGCATGGCCGGGCTCGACGACCTGGCCACGAAGTGCGCCGGCAATGCCGATGCGCTGAAGATCGTGACCGACGCCAAGGCCTCGGGCGCCTCGGTGGCCGACACGGCACTGGCCCTGGTCAAGGCAAACGCCTTCACCAAGGCAGCGGTGCTGGGCGCGATCCAGACCGACGACAAGAGCGCTGCCGGAGCCGCGCCGGCGGCGGCCGGGAACGCCACGGCGGGGCAGGTGCCGCAGACCGAGGACGGCTGGAAGGCAGAGTTCGAGGGCAGCGCGGCGCTGCAAGCGGAATTTACCTCGGTCGCCGCCTATGTGGCGTTCAAGAAGGCTGAAGCCGCCGGACGCACGCGCGTGCTGCACGGCAAGATCGGCAAGTAGCTCCACCCTCATCCGGCGCGTCGCGCCACCTTCTCCCCAGTCTGGGGAGAGGGGCAATCGCTCACACCCTGAAAGGGGCTCATCATGACGACTCTGTCTGCCAACAAGCCGCGCGCCTATGAGGGTGCGCCGGTGCGCATCGAGGAAAGCGCGCTGCCGGTGATCGCATCGGACATCATCTACGAGGGCGCCGCGGTCGGCGTTGTCGCTGCTTCCGGCCATGCCCGCCCGCTGTCGGGTGGCGATGCCTTCGCCGGCTTCGCCAACGCCAAGGCCGACAACTCCGGCGGCGCCGCCGCGGCGATCAATGTCGACCTCAAGACCAGCGGCTATATCGTGCTGCCGGTGTCGGGGGCGGTGATCACCGACGGCTATTCCGGCCTGCCGGTCTATGCCACCGACGACGACACGTTCACGTTCAACCCCGTCGGCGGCAGCTTTATTGGCTTTTTCACCCGCTTCGTGTCTGCCGGGTATGGCGTGGTGCACTTCGATGTCGGCAGCCTCGCCGATCCGTGGGTCGGTTTCACCGTGCGCGAAACGCTCACCGGCACCAAGACCTTCGACGCGCAGGACAGCGGCAAGCTGTTCGCAGTGACCGATGCGGGCGACGCAGACGCGCTGACCCTGCCGGCCATCGCCGACGGGTTCGGCGGCGCCATCATCCTGGCGGTCGGCAGTTTCGGCACCACGGCCGTGACGATCAGCCCCGGCGCCTCCGACATGATCCTCGGCCCGGATATCTCCGGCGCCGACGACAAGGACCTGATCTGCACCAAGGCCACGCAGAAGCGCGGCGACTTCGTGCAGATCGATCTGGGCGATGCCGACGGCTATGTCGTCACCCGCATGCGCGGGACCTGGGCGCGCCAGGCGTAACGACAAGCGGGGGCGCCTGGCGCCCCCCTCTCCCGGCATTGTGCCGGTTAGCCCTCCCCGTAACCGGGGAGGCACCACAAGCACCCGCCTTCGGGCATTCCTGACATCATCCCCAAGGAGGGGACGCAAATGGACCAGTCTCTGCTTTCGAGCCGAGCGATCATGGGCATGTATTTTGCCCGTCTCGAGGCCAACCCGGGCATGGCCTGGGTCGATGCCATCTCCAACATGTTCGGCTCCGACCAGGCCACGGAAACCTACAATTTCCTGGGCCAGACGCCGGCTATGCGGGAGTGGCTCGGCAGCCGCCAGGCCAAGGGCTTTTCCGGCCAGGGCATCACCATCGCCAACAAGCACTACGAGGCGACGGTGGAGATACAGAAGAAGGACGCCCGCCGCGACAAGACCGGCCAGATCGAGGCGCGCATGGCCGAGATGGCCGATCGCGGGCTGACGCACTGGGCCAGCCTGCTGTCGACGCTGCTGCTCAATGGCGCCTCGACGGTGTGCTACGACGGCCAGTACTTCTTCGACACCGACCACTCCGAAGGCGACAGCGGCAACCAGTCGAACTCGATCTCGGTCGACATTTCGGCGATGCCGGCGCAGGTGCATGGCACGGTGAGCGCACCGTCGAACGAAGAGGCCCAGGCCGCGATCTTCAAGGGGATCACGGCCATCCAGGGCTTCCTCGACGACAAGGGCGAGCCGATGAATGAAGGGGCGTCGAGCTTCCTCGTGGTGACGCCGATGTCGCTCTATCCGCACCTGCTGGCAGCGGTGAACCCGGTGACCACGGCAGCGGCGCTCAACAACGCCAACCCGAACCTGCTTGCCAATTTCGGCGTCTCGGTGATGCCGAACGCCCGGCTGTCGAGCTGGACCGACAAGTTCGCGATCTTCCGCACGGACAGCCCGATCAAGGCGTTCATCCGGCAGACCGAGCAGGAGCTCGAGCTCAAGGCGAAGGCGGAGGGCAGCGAGTTCGAGTTCGACAACGACGCCTGGCAGTTCGGTGTCGATGGCTGGCGCGGCGCCGGCTACGGCTACTGGCAGCGCGCCTGCCT